GGGGCAGGCTTTGGACCATTTGCTGCAACTTCTGCATTGCCTCCTGGCCTTCAGGAGTCTGTGCTTCGGGATGCGTCTGTCCTTCCTGAATCTGCTGCTGAACCTGAGCTAATTTCGGGTTATCAACCGGCCCAGAGCGCATTAAAATCTCAAACTCGCCTTGCTGCGCTTCAACTTGATCCGCTCCCGGAATATCAAGGCTTGACAGTGACGGGAACTTGTTGAATACGCTAAGATTGCGTGGGTCCATCATAATCTGCTGATAGAGCGCAACATTTCCAGACTCAGCCAATAGCGCGGACATCTGTTCTTCTTGCTCTGCAAGCGTCTGGGGTATTTCTAGCGACTCAGGCTGTACCAACACCGAACCGCGGAGTTTTGACAGTTCAATCTTTAGCTTTTTCTGACCCGGAAGTGATGCAGAGAAGTCCGCAATACGATTCTCTGCCGCCGATTCCACCGCTTGCTGTGAAATAGCACACACGGCCTCACAGATTGCCGCATAGGGCATCCCGTAGACCTGCATCGCCGCATCACGCTTCAACCTGGTTGTCTTGTAAACGCCTTGATCCTGTGAGCCGTCCGCATCGCCGAACGCAGCGGCACTGCCGCCGTCCATCGCCTCTGGGCCGCCCTGGATCAACCACTGCACAAACTGGAATATGGCGTCATTGGGCGTTGGAACCTGTTCAACTCCGGTCAAGTCTGCAATCTTCAACAACCCGCTCTCAGGGAGCGTTACCGCCGTCACCTTCGATGGGTCATTCGACTGAGAATTGAGGAGCTGAGTATCAATGTATGGCTCCATCGCAAAGCGCCGTGGAATCGCAGACCTAAAATAACGGTCAATCAGCGAGATGTTTGCATTCAATATCTTCTGTAGCGGGAGGTAATTTGTTAGCAATGCTTCGCGGTTCTGCCCGTCGCCTGGACCGGGATGCACAATCTTGACGTGCTTTGACATCGCGGCGTTACGAACAAACGCCAGTTTCCCCCCGGCGTGCCAGACTTCTAGTCCTTCCGGGAACGTCTCATAATAGAGATTCCGCACGCCTTCATCGTCGATACCTTCGTACTGAGACGGCTTAAAGAACGTCACCGATTCGGTCGAATCGTTCTTGTACGCCTCACCACTGCTTGAGCTTGCCTGAACCGCCAGCCTAACATTGATCCTAGCCATGCGGTCAATTTGTTGCATCGCGTCACCACTGCCACCTTCGCCGGACGATACTTTGTCTTTAATCCACGGGTACTTGGCGCGAACAGTGTTGACGCTGCCTTCATGCGAGTAGCGGACCCAGCCCATCTCGTCCTCTTCGTCGCACATCAGAGGTACTTTCCATTCCAGTTTACCGCCAACAAATGTTACTTCCCTGCGGGCGGGAACTTCAGATGCTTCACCGACCTCATCCTGCTCGGTTTCTGGAGTTACACCTTCGGACGCTGGAGCTCCGTAAGTCTCGTCTTTTCGGTTAGGTATCTCCGTTCCCCATCGCGTTTGGTCTGCTACCGTATACGTCAGCAACCCTACCCGATCATCGGTGCAGAAGTAGCCCGCCGTGCGCGTGACTACACCCTTAAGATTGCCTTGGTGCAGAAATACCTTGAGGAACTTTTCGGCTTCTTCCGCAGCGGCCTGATCCATTGGGTCTTCATCGTCAACTGGGGCAACTGTGGTTCCAGGCACTTCTCGGCTCAAGAGCGCGGTAATCTTCTTGTGCCGCGCCCCTAAGACATTGCACGAGAATAGTTTCATTGCGTTTTGCGTCTGAATGATCGCCGCGCCTGACGTGCCAGATGAGCCGCCGAACATTCCCCAGCCCTTCCAGCCAGCCGTTAGGAACTGGTAATTCCTACGAAATAGACGCATCTCCCAAGCTTGCAACACTTCCCACGTCCGCGCCGCAGCATCGCACTTGCTGACGTTCTGCACGAGAGCTTCAACCCCAGATTTATACTCGCCTAACTCATCGGGTCCGTAGATCGGCTCAGGTGAGCACATCCAGGGCGTGTACTTTCCCGGAGTGTAATTCCAATCAGCAAAGTTTAGCGGAGTGAGCGCTTCAGGCTCTTTGGACTCTTGCCCTTCGTTCTCAGTTGTCAATGTTTCGTCGGGCATCCTATCCTCCAAGCATGACGCTTACCGCGCTGCGGGGCGCAGTGTTCTTTGGCTCTGGCTTCTTTGCAACACGTTTGGGAAGGCTCTTGCCCTTGGTCGCACTATTCCATTCATTAACACCAGAGTCTCCGAGGGCACGATGACCAGATGGACTATTTCCCCATTTCTGTTGCGCTCGACTCATCCACGGCATCAGTAACCGCCTTCGCCGCCTTCATCTTCGCCCTTTTCTTGGCCCTCTTCCTCAAGAAACTGGTCCATATGCTGCTTCAGGGCTTCAATGTTAGCGTGGTCGTGTGGACCGTGTACTTCGCCAGACTTACTGACGTGATGGGAGGTGTGCGAGCCATCATCGTGGTGCTCGACGTGAGTATGGGCTTCGCCGGTCTGCTCGTGCATAGCTTGAAGGTGAGCATGGATTTGTTCATGATGAGGCTGCATCTCCCCTTCTTGGCCATCTTCTAGTTCAGGGTCGCCCGTCTGGGCCGAACTATTTCCGCGAACCGTGGCCTTCGCTGTTCGCCATGCGTCGGCGTTGGTGAACTTCTTTCCTGCGTGTTCAAGTGGTTTCATGACTACTCCTTGTTGGGATCGTGTTCCAAGTTGTACGCAGCGATGGCTTGAACTGCATCCCAATCAAGCTGCGGTGGGGTGAATTGCTTCGCGGGGTTAATGTGTTCAACCGTCATCTTGGCTTCAATCCTGCCAAGTGCCGCCATGATCTCTGTATGTCTCGTTCGATTCGCCTTCTCAAGCGCCTGTATCAGTCCGCTCGTGGCCAAGTTGTCAACGCCCAGCCAGTGCCGTACCCATGCGCGTAGCCTTTCGATCATGTACCCACCTCACTGCCAATACTGAAGCGACTCTTTTGCTTTCTCGCGACGCGACGTTTCAGCCAGCCTCATGAAGTGACGCTCCATCGGGTCTGGAGTCGCCGCGATCTGCTCCGCCAGTGCAATATCTCTTGGCTTTGCCGAGCTATTCAACATGTCCTGAAGGCCGTATCTCAATTCGTCTCCCACATCGTCAAACATGTGATCCGTCTTGAGAATGTCTTCGCCGCCCTTTTCGGAATCGTACTCAAGAGCCGGTATCGCATCCAGCGCTTCCGGGCATAGCTCCGAGATAAACCACGCATCGTCCTGAATTAGTTGGTACATGAAGCGCCAGCCAACTACTCGTGACCCAGCCGCCATGTTAGATCGCTGCGGTGACGGGAACCAGTATCCCTTCGCGTCCTTGACGCCGCTCTTCGCGCCACGCGCTAGGAGTTGAGCCGCCGTGTTCTGGCTCGTTTTCTCTCCGAACGCGTCTGAACTTAGAATCCACGTCTTAATTGGCTCGCCGCAAGAGTTCGCCCGAATCGTGCCGCCAAGTTCCTCTTCCGACTTTCCAGTATCGGCGAGCGATACGACCAGCTCCCGATAGGTGAACACGCAGCGCTTTGGGACTGTCCAATCACGCCCTAGAAGTTTCGCTTGTTCCGGCATCACATTGCCAACAGCGTGCCAATGAACCGGCGTGTGATGCTTAAATCCCCAGTCCTGACTGATCCAGTGCGGCCACCACGGCTGTACAATCTGCGAGATCACAGACGGATGCGCTATCCGTTCCCGGCGCTCAAAGTTGGTGAAGTATTGGCCCTCTGGTATCGTCCAATCTCCCTCCAGCAACGCGCGTCGCTTCTTGTCCGGCAAGCCCTCAAGCGACTGTCGGTAAGTGACGCCAAGGAAAGGGTTATCGTCCAGCAACGCAGGGACGTAATGAAACTCATGCTTGAGGTTGTCTAGCTCTGGCGGAAATCGCCGATTGATCCAGAGCGCCTTAATCCATTGCAGGCCAATGCCAGTTGGGTTAGTTCCAGCCAGAAAGCACGACCGCTCAACACCTGGTGTTCGCAATCGGAACAACACCAAATCTTCAAATACATCTCGTTTATTTTCAGTCAGTTCTTCGATTGCAATATCGCAAAACTCAGCCGATTTGTAGCTCGTCGGGTCGGATAGATTGCGCAGCGCAATGCGCCCGCCTCCAAACTCAGGCCTGACAAAGAAGCACAATCCTTCCTTTTCCGTCCGCTTCGTCTGGCCCAGCCACGCCGGGAACTCGTGCTCTATCTTGCTGATCTGGCGATCTTGCAAAGTCGGGTAATCCACACTGAATAGTCCGCACATCAACCCTTCAATACCTGTATCAGCATAACGCTTGATAAGCTGTCTCAAGCACCACCAGCGTAGAAGATAGGACTTACCGCCGCCCGCCGCTCCTCCGTAGAGCACGAATCGGTAATTGTCCGTCGCCGCAATACAGATACGCTGCTTTGCCGTCGGCTTCATCAGCTCAGATAGCCGGACATCCTCAAAGCGGACGTTACTCATTGGTCAACTTTCACGTTTGTTTTTTGTAGTGGAGGGAGTAAACATCAAATGTCACTCATAACACGCTTTACGGTTAGTTCCCCAGTGACATTCTGTTCGATTTTGTCGCCATATTTCTTCGGCGCGAGCTTTGATGCGTACCACTTGCGAGCGTCAATCTGGAGCCGCGACCGCTCTACCATGTCGCCAATCTCAACAAATGTGCCGTCTTTTGTTTCCCGCGTTTTCTTGCCTGGTCGGAACTTATCAGCGAGCTCAACAATCTGCGCGGCGTACAGGTCTGCTTGATCTTCTCTCGCACGCGCGTATTTCTCCGCAAACCCTTTGTTATCACGGTTCCAGCGGTAGATT